CTAGTGGCCTCACTAGCGGTGGAGATGCATCTTAGCCCAGATGAAATCCTTGCGATGGATGAGAGGATGTTCCAAGCAGTATTGCAAGTGTTCAACGACCGAGCAAAGGAGCGCGCAATTGCCACTAAACATCACAGGCGTTGAGTCCACTTTGAAGGCCATGCGCAAATTTGACAAAGATTTGACCAAAGAGATGAACAAAGATATTAAGGCCGTCATGCTTGGCATCCGCGATAAGGCACGGGCAGATGTGCCCATTGGATTCCCCACTTACCTATCCGGTTGGGAAAAGCGCGGAAAATCCTCATTGCCAAAAGTGTTTAACACAGGTGGCCGTGTGCGCAAGTTCCCACTCTTTGATACGGCTGAGGTCACGGCTGGAATTGTTTATCGCCAAGGCAAAAGCCAACAAAACAAGCAGGGTTATCGGGCTCAGTATTATGTGCGCAATAACTCACCTGCTGGTGCAATTTATGAAACTGCCGGGCGCAAAACATCGGGCGGTCAAGGTGCATCCAATAACCCACAGGCAGGCCAACTGTTTATTGGCGCAATGGGCTCACTCTATGGCAAAGGACCAGATCGTGGCCGTTTAATATTTAAGGCATGGTATCAGGATTACGGCAAGGCAACTTTGGCCGTGGCCAAGGCCATTGATAAGGCAGTCAATACATTTAACGCCGTTGGTGGAGCTGGCAACCAAGCAAGTTATGGATTGGCAGCATAGTGCCAAATTTATTAGTCACAGCCACCACTAGATATGATCCCAAGGGATTAAACAAAGCCAAAAAGGACATGAAGGGCTTTGACAAGCAAATTAAAGCATTGGCCAAAACATTTGGAGGCTTATTTGCTGCTCAAAAAGTTTTGGCATTTGGTAAGGCATCGATCAAGGCATTTGCAGCTGATGACAAAGCGGCACAAATTCTTGGCAAATCCTTGGACAACCTGGGAGTTTCATACGCCAATCCTGCCGTTAAAGATTTTATAGCAAGCCTTGAAACTCAAACAGGTGTGCTAGATGACCAGTTAAGGCCCGCATATCAAAGATTATTGACTACTACCGGCGATTGGCGTAAGTCCCAAGATTTACTTAAAACGGCGTTGGATTTAAGTGCCATGAGTGGTAGCGATGTTGTTAGTGTGGCTGGAGATTTATCCAAAGCATACGCGGGTACCACACGCGGCCTTATGAAATATGGCTTGGGCCTTACTAAAACTCAATTGGCAGGCATGAAATTTGAGGACATTCTCAAACAAATCACAAAGATTTCAGGTGGTCAGGCGGCCCTTGCCGCCGACACTTATGCAGGATCACTAGATAAACTTACTGTGGCTGTTCAAAATGCCAAGGAAGTAATTGGCAAGGGGTTAGTCCAAGCACTTACTGAGGTCGGTGGTGCCAATGGATTTGATGGCGCACTTAAAGGCATTATTGATTTTGCCACAGGTATCAGTGATGCAATTATTGGCTTGGAACGCCTAGCGACAATTGTAGGTTTTTTCATCTACAACAAAAAGGGTACCAACCCAATTACTCAAATGAATCAATTTAATGCCAAAAATGCCAAAACAGATATGTTGCAACGGCAGAAATTTGGTGGCGCAGCTGCTAATGCTTACATTTCTGTAGCAGATAAAAATGCAGCCGCTAAATTGGCCAAGCAAAAAAAGGATGAATTAAACGCATTAACTGCCAAAAACGCGGCCACTGCAGAAGAATTGAAATTGAAAAAGGATCAAGCGGCCCTTGATGATTTGAAAAAGAAGTTTGACTTAGAGCGCATTGGAATTGTTGCGGCTTTAGCCAAGGCAACGGATGATGAAACCAAGGCACGCTTGCTGGCAATGTTGGCAATCTTGGATGGCAGTGCAGCAGGCGTGAAAACTGCATCTGAAAATTTGGCCAAAGTCATGGCAGATAAAGCACTTGCTGAGGCATTAGCAATAACATCTTTAGGTAAATTTACTTTGGCTCTTGATGGCACAATATTAAAATCGGATGTATTAAATGGAGATTTGGCGTTAGTTTCATCAGGCTTGCGAGGTTATTCCACGGCACTTACAGCGTTATCAACCACAGGACCATTCCAAGGTGCCACAGGTTTTACCCCTTTCCCGGCAACAACAGGCGGCGGCGGCACAACAGGCGGCGGTGGCCCCTTTCAAGGCGAATCAGGTTTTACATCTAGCAAGAGTGCAGCAGACATGGCTGCTGCCATTGCAGCATTAAATGCCGCGACCACAGCTGCAAATGCCGCTGCCGCCGCTGCCGCTGCCGCCGCCCTTGCTGCAAAAAATGTGACTATTGTTGATAAAACTAGCGGCCTTATTGAAGTTGTACAGGCAGCCGTAGTGGACAACAGTCGTTTTGGCAATAGTTCTTTCCCACCTGGATCATTGTTGTCACCAATATGACAGTCCCAACAGTAAATGCTTTCATAAACTTTTCTACGGGCCCAAGTTTCGCACAAGCAATGATTTTAGATCAAGGCATCCTTGACACCAATGTGCTGGCAGATGCAGCTGCTGTCATTGTTGATGTAAGCGATGTGGTCAATAGCATTCAAACCAAGCGTGGGCGCAATGTGCAGACCAACCAATTTCAAACTGGCACATTGACATTAGTCATTGTGGATCAAAATGGTGACTTTAACCCTCAAAATACTGCTGGGCCTTATTACACCGTCCTCACGCCAATGCGCAAGGTTCAAATCACGGCCACTTATGGTGCAATCACCTATCCGGTATTTTCAGGATTTATCACAAGTTATTCCACATCGATACCCGATGCAGGCACGGGCACTGTGGCACTCACTACCATCACGGCCGTTGATGCATTTCGCCTGGCACAAAACGCGCAGATTTCAACGGTGGCAGGCACAAGTGCAGGTCAATTAAGCGGTGCACGGATCAATAACATACTTGATCAAATCTCTTGGCCAACATCGATGAGGGATATAGATGCCGGGCTGACCACAGTCCAGGTCGATCCCGGCACAGCTCGCACTAGCCTTGCTGCCGCTCAGACCGTATCGGACACAGAATATGGCGCATTTTATGTGGACGCGTCCGGCAGTTTCGTGTTCCAAGATAGATCCGTCACGGCCACAAGTGTTGCCGGCACCCCTGTTGTTTTTAGCGATGATGGCTTGGGCATCGATTACTTTAATGCCGTTTGGGTACTCAATGACTTGCTTATCTTTAACTCAGCTCAAATTACAGCCACCGGGCTTGCTGTTCAAACTGCAACAGATTCAGCAAGCGTGACCAAGTATTTCTTGCATTCATATAATCAGCAAAACCTTTTGATGGAGGATACGGCAACCGCCCTTAATTATGCCCAGGCATTCGTGGCATCTAATGCTGAAACCACAGTGCGCTGCGATGCGATTGAATTAGACCTTTACACCAACAATTACAACGCAGGCATCATTGCCGCACTTGACCTAGATTACTTTGATCCGGTGACGATAACCACGGCCCAACCAGGCGGCACCAATTTGACCAAAACTCTGCAAGTATTTGGCAAGGCCATGACAATTACCCCAAACCAATGGCGCGTGGTCATGCAGACTTTGGAGCCAATTATTGACTCATTTATCCTTGACAGCGCGTTATACGGGCTTTTAAATACCAATGTACTATCCTACTAACTATGAACAGGCAGGTGAATAATGGCTAAGCAAACCTTTACAACGGGGCAGGTGCTAACGGCTGCTCAGATGACTAGCCTGCAGCAAACGGCTATGGGCGGCGGATCAACTACGGCCAAAACTACAAGTTATGTGCTAGTGGCCGCCGATGCTGGCACAGTTGTACAAATGAACGCGGCAGGGGCTACCACGATTACGGTAAATACAGCGCTCTTTGCAGCGGGTGATACTGTACAAATACAAAATGTGGGTGCTGGAGTTTTGACTATAACGGCAGGCACGGCAACAGTTAGCACAAGCTCAACCTTAGCCCTTAAACAATACGATAGCGGCGATTTATATTTCAACTCTACTAGCGCGGCTTTTTTCTTTTCTACTGACGCGGCCGATAGTACATCGCCATTAACAACAAAAGGCGATCTCTACGGCTTTTCTACCCTTGATGCCAGGATTCCAATAGGTACTAATAACCAAGTTTTAACAGCTGACTCAGCCCAGGCGCTAGGATTAAAATGGGCCACACCAAGCGGCGGCGGTAAAGTATTGCAAGTTGTTCAGGCAACGCAAGCGACATCAGTATCATCATCTACTACAAGTTATGTAACTACTGGGCTTACTGCGAGCATTACTCCTACTCTTAACACAAGCAAAGTTATGGTTTTAGTAATGATGCCAGTGAGTAAATCAAATGCAAGTGCTAATAACTGTACGCGATTGCAAATTAAACGAGGTGCCAGCATTATTCTAGTTGCTCCTGCGACAGCACAAACGCTGGACGCATCATATTTATACTGTTACGCATCTTTACATTATCTTGATGCACCCGCAACAACATCTTCAACAGCTTACACAGTCGAGTTTTCTAATTCTATTGCCGCTTCAGCCGTGTTAGTTATGGAAGGTGACAGCACCTCAACGATTATTTTAATGGAAATAGGAGCATAAAAATGGC